CTGCTCTGCAAATTGAGGCGTGGCAGGGGCGTTACTACGCAAAAGAAGGTGAACTGGAAAACATTAAGATTGACTTGATGGCACTGTGGAATAACCGTGGTAATGACATCAACATGACAGTAGCGAATCTGCTAATCAAAAACGGGATGGGTGATGTATGAAATCTTTAAGCAAATTACACCAAGAAGCAATCATCAAGGCGCGGAACGCAACCGACCAGAACAAAGCAGCGGCTATGGCAATGATCGAAAAGCCAATCGAAATGATTAAAGCCATTATGCTCAAGCACGAACTGGCAGTCATTGAGGTGATGCGTGAATTGCATGAAACCAGAGAAGCGGCAGTCAGGGCCGAGCGTGAGGCGTGTGCGAAGGTTTGCGAGAAACTTGACCAGCGCGATGACATTCACCCTGACCACGTTGCACTTGAATGCGCCGCAGCCATCCGAGCAAGGGGTGAAAATGGAACAGCGTAGTCCAGAATGGTTTTTAGCCCGTAAAGGCAAAGTAACCGCGTCAAAAATATCCGATGTAATGGCTAAAGGGCGCGGTGGTGCTGAGTCAGTTACTCGTCAAAAGTATATTGACCAGTTGGTTACAGAGCGTTTAACTAAGTGTATAGCAGAAGGATATACAAATGAAGCCATGCAGCGCGGAACTGAAATTGAGCCTATTGCTAGGGATGCTTATTGTTTCCATACCGGTCTTAACGTGGTGGAAACCGGATTTATGGCTCACCCCACTATTGAGTTTGCTGGCGCTAGTCCTGATGGTCTTGTTGAAGGCGGCATCGGGTTGCTGGAAATAAAAGCCCCCAATAGCAGTACGCACATTGAGTATATTTTGGCGGGTAAACCACCGGCTAAGTATGTACCTCAAATGGCGTGGCAACTAGCTTGTACGGGTAGGAAATGGGTTGATTTCGTTTCCTACGATGATAGGCTAGACGATGAATCAAAGCACTTATTCATTGTTCGGTATCACCGAGATGATGAATACATTGCTGAGATAGAAGAAGCGGTAAAACAGTTTCTTCTGGAAGTAGAAGCAAAAGTAAGTAAATTTAAATCACTTTAGGAGTTATAAAATGAATCAGATTTCTTGGGTTGAATCAACGCTGCGCAAAGGTATTTTGTTGACGCAAATTGATGCGTTTAAAGGCTGTAAAACCATCCGTCTTGCGTCACATATTGAGCATTTGCGTAAACGTGGGTTAAATATTATTACCCACATTAAACTTACCAAAAACGGAACCCGTTATGCGGCTTACCAACTGATTAAAGGTAAGAAAAAATGAGTTCGGTCAACAAGATTTTTCTGCTAGGCAACTGCGGTCAAGAACCACAGGTCAAAGTGTTTGATAATGGCGATTCAATCACTACTTTTTCTTTGGCTACATCCGATCAATGGACGGATAAGCAAGGCGAAAAACGTGAGAGTACCGAATGGCATACTTGTGTTGCTTATCGCCAGTTGGCTAAGATTGCCGCCGACTTTGTTAAGAAAGGGTCAAAGGTCTTTGTAGAAGGCCGGATTAAAACCCGCAGTTGGGAAAAAGAAGGCGTCAAGCAATACCGTACCGAAGTTGAAGTTCTCAAATTGCTAGTGCTTGACAAGCGTGGCGAAATATCAGAACCTAGCGCCTCAACTGATATACCGTTCTAGTTTTACGGGGTGAAAGCGGATGCTGCGCCGGATGGCAAAAGACCTGGGAACAGGAGTCGATATGGGCAGACGCAGCGAGTAGCCCCACCTTATTTGGAGTCAGCCATGAGTGAATTTGTACGCAACTTTTGGAGCAAATTACAGTATTTGCGCATGGTTCGTTTTTTTCATCACATGAATGAATTTGTTAATAGCTGGAAACACTTAAAATGAATCTGACAGAACTGTTTTACGGTAAGTTTGTACCACCAACAGTAGCAAAAGTAAGAAAACATAAAGTAGGGTTATTAGACGGCAATCGTTATAAGCCACCTAAAAAGGTGCAGAAGATTATGCAAGCCAAATCACCAGAAGACTTGCTAACGCCAGCCGCTAAGAAAATGTTAAAAATTTTGCGTCAACAGACAGATTACATTTCATGTTTAGACATGGAATTAAAATGCGGTTACACACGAAACCATTGCAACATTATTTTATGTTCGTTATATAAAGCTGGGTTTGCAAACCGCATAAAAAAAACAAAACCAGGCACTCGTTATTATATTTACAAAGCAAAGGAACAAGAAAATGACTGATCTTTATTTAACCAAAATTGCGCTAGATGCAGGATGTGCTTATATTCCAGCGGGTATGAATGACCGTCCTTTATATATCTTTTCCGCTGTTGAATTAGAACGGTTTGTAGATATATACAAAAGCCGATATAACCTTGTTGAACAATACGATAAGAAGAAGCTACATGACTATTGAACATTGGATTGTAGGCGCTACTGGTTGCGGGTATGCCATTGTTGGGATATTGCGCTGGATGAAAGGCGATGTAAATAACGGTTTAGTCTGGACGGGATACGCCCTAGCCCAGATTGGTCTTTGAAGGCTTATAAAATGAGTCCTGTGTTAAATCACGAAGTCCACGCAGTCACCAAGATTAGGGCAGACAAACCTTATGGCTGTCATAGCCGCGCAGGTATGGCTAACGGATATATTGCGTTAGATAGGCAGTATCGGCATGACGGTACGTTTGTTGTCACTCAAAGGTTTATTTCTCATGCTTTGAGTGAAGCCTGTAGGTATGATCTATCAAGTAAAGACCCCAGATGTAGCAACTGTTCTACAAAGAAGGATAAAGCTTATCTGGACTTGATGGGTGTGTAAAAAAAGCCCCTCTAAATGAGGGGCAAATACACAGGGGAGCGTGTTAGGTAGATTATATCCTGATTCCGTGTCTTTGTGACGCTTCTTGTTCTAACTGGTAGTCATCCCGACACCATTCGTCACACCAGCGTTTTCCATCTTTTAATTCTGCATTGCAATACAAACAATGACCCGTAGCTTGCACAGGTTTATGCTTCCTGGCCTTTTGAATCAACCTATCGCGTTCTTTGCTTTCATTCTCTGAAGCATCATCCAGAAAATCTGCACTCATTTTTTAGTCAATTGCTCAATGTAATCTGTTTTTTGAACGCTGCCAGAGCTAGACCCAAAATAATACGAGATCACTTGAGTTACAACTGTCGTCAAAGCGCCAAGGATGTAGATAATCAAGTCTTTCCGGTTCGGGTCAATGGCATCACTATCAAACAGCACAAGACTAAAAAGTAGAAAGCTAAGTACCACAGTACCGCCAGCCAGAATAGGCGTGACGATTTTGTTAAGCATAGGGGCATACTCAGCCACAGCAATACTCGCCTCACGGTCACGCGCAGACGCCCTATCAGCGACTTCTTGTTTGAACATTGATTCATCGTGTGCCATCTCCGCGATAACTTTGCTTGCTTCAGCCTTTTGCGCTTCGGTAGCGTCAGGCCAGATTCTATCTACTACCTTGCCAGCAAACTCAATTCCTGCTGAAATCGGGTCAAATCCCATGATTACATCTCCAGAATAGAAGCAATCCTACGAGACCAGCCACGAGCATTGGCTGACCAGTTATCTAATCTTGTCATAAAAGCAAGGCGCTTACCAATCATTTGCTGGCGTACAACCATTGGAGCAGACATATTGATTGCATGACGCGTCATATTGCCAATAACGCCATCAGCCTTAACGCCAACAGCAGATTGCAGCCACTTAATTGCCTGTCCTGAACCGCTATTGACTGCTGCATCAAACAGCGGATAGCGCAAAGAATCTGGCATATTGTCGCACTGGCAGGCATCCCAATACTGTTTGCGATACACAGATTTGGCAAAGTCTAAAGGCAAGTCTTGCATTGGACCTTCATAACCATTGGCGCGAGCAACCTTGATGGTTACGCCATACATCGTAGCGCCACCTGGGTCGTCAGAGAATGGCCTATTGCTAAAGCCGCCTTCATGACTAATTAGTAAATCAAAAGCGGCATCAAAATTCACGATTTATCAACCTTTTTATCAAGTTTCATTTCAATCGCGTCTAACTTAGTAAAAAGTTTATCAATCACACGCTCAAACTCTTGACGAGTGACATAGTTACCAGCAACTAAAACCTCAATCTCGCCAACACGTTTGGCAAGTTCCTGATCTTCTTTCTGAAGGTCTTTGGTTGCTTGCCATACGGCATGAAGCAGAAAGCCAAGAACAGCACTAAAACCTGTTAATACCCAATCGTAGAACTCTTGCATGGCTTTCTCCAAAAATTATGCTATTCGGATTTTACATTATCAAAGTCTGATTTGACAAAGCCAAAGCGTTCGATTGTGCTTAAATCTTCAACAAAGTCCCAGATAGGTTCTAGCTTTGGACCATCATACCCTGGCTGATTGTATCCTTCTGGATACACTTGAACATCTTGTTTGCGTTGCATGGAGCCTTTTAGCTTTTGCATAAATTCATAATGTTCTTGCGTACCGATAATGGCGTCCAAATCTTCGCGTGTATTGATAACTGCCTTAGATAGTAATGCCATGACGTTTTTCCATCCATTTAAAAAGGTTGTGTGTATCTGCCCATTTTGCGTGTCCAGACCAAGATGCAATGAACTTGGTTAGTTTATCACCATCTTGCTCTTTGACATATCTGCTTATCTTCCTTTTTGCCCTTGTAACAGAATCTTTGCGAAGCAATTTATGCGTCGACCATATTCTATAACCAAGGAAGTTGATTCCTCTGCTGCATTGCGATATTTGCCATTTTCCAATGCGTTGCTTCATATTTGACATGGAAAAGTCGTTTAATTGCAAAAACGAATCCATAAGACGCGATTTGTCGTTGTCAAGGATGACAATATCATCCATGTATCTAGCCCATTCTCTGTGCTTAAGCTCAAAGTGTATGAATCTATCTGCTGCATTTCCATAGACATTGGCAAATAATTGGCTTGTAAGGCTTCCTATTGGCAAACCGTTTCCAGTTCTAGGTATTATTTCTTCAATAATATCTAATGTTGCCTTGCAGTCGATTTTTCT